TGATGTTCGAGGAAGTGGAACATCCCGGCAGAATCACGGCTGCAATACAGCATGAACTGGGCAGGGACAGATTGAGTTCCGGGAGGGGGGATGACGTTCTGTCGTTGCTCCGCGTGTACAGGCATAAAAAAAGCCGCGACTAGCGCGGCTGTGGCGATGATGGGTTTGATCATTGTGGTCTTAATAATCCTGAAATTCCTGGCGTGGTCAATCCAGCCGCTGGTGCAGCAACCCCGGATAAAGCACCCTTCATCATTCTCAATAATTTCAGATCCCCGCTGGAAAGTCGTTTGCCAGTGTTTAATAGCGTATCAAATGCCTTTTGTGCTTGCTCTGGTGTTTCTGTAAACAAAATATCAGCCGCTTCCCTTGCTATTCGTTGATCTTTGATTCCACTTAACAACCTTGAGTATTTCTTCACAAAACCCATTGCCGCCCAAGGCGCACTCACAGCAGTTCCTGAGATAACCGCTTCAGTAACATCCTGACCCAACCCACCGCTTTCCCATTTTTCTACGTCTTTGGTAGCTCGCGCTGTTCTTGACCCCCCAACACCTACATCCGCTTCCACAGCCCTAAAGCCACGCTCTTGTTTAGCTCGATTTATAAAGGTGTTATAGGAATCTTCATCTGGGAATACTGCTTTTAAGGCATTCCGTATTCGTTTGCTGCTATTTCTGGATAAAAATGTACCGATGGAAGCATCACCTACTCGGTTATTGAGTTCTTGAAGCATTCCAGATCGAAAAGCTTTTTTCTCTAATGCAGACGATAGTGCGTCAAATTCCTTACGGACAGCGGTATCAGAAGTATTTTTTAGAGCGGCTGCGCCCTTTTTAACGGCGGTTTCAACTTGATGCCCCAAATGATTTATACGGTTGGCAATCTTATATGGGGAATTTAACTCGCCCACTTCGTTATTTATCCTAGTAACTAGGGTTCTATACGCCTGTTCATTCGGACTAACTTTACTTGATGCCCATTTTGCTTTCTTATCTAAACCCTGTTTAAGTTGATGTAAATGCCGCGTCGCAATAGAACCAAACTTAATAGACTTAGTACCATCTTTTGCCACTTCCACTAAATCATCCCAAGCTGGCATTAAATCATCTTCCGTAAAACCTGGACGTTTATTACGCACGAATGTTTTTACATTTGCGCGTCTAGCGTTGTAAATCCCTTTTACAAGAGGATCAAATAAAACATCTTCCATCCAATCATCAACTGTTAATTCCTGGCGACCAGCTACTTCGTAATGGGGTTGCTCTCTACGTCGGGTTATTTTCTGCGTCCTGACAACCATATCGTCAGCCCGTTCCGTTCCTCGCAAAACGGTTTCCATCTCACCCATTAAATCATCGTATTCAGATACCGCGCGAGCTTCTAGCCTTTCAGCCGCAATTCTTCTTGCACTACCAAAACCTTGACTAACTCCTGATCTTGCACTTTCCATCGCGGGTAGGTCGGCGATTGTCATACGTCCTGAAACCTGATCCCTGAATGCCTCTGAAGGTGGAATACCTTGAGCCTCTAATTCCGCAAGTCGAGCTGGATCTGTAGTTTCAAGTTCATCCCTAAATTCACGCTGTAAAGTACGAACTGCTACATCTTTATCACGCGATTGGCGATATTCGCGGCCTGGGCGTTGGCCTAATCTTCTGCGTAAATATCGAGAACCCATTTCAGTTAGTTTTTGCCCCCCTGCTCCAAGGGGAGCGCCTAGAGTAGCACCGATTCCAGCGCCTAAAACGCGGTCCTGTATTCCTTTAAGCGTAGTGACATCCCCCTCGGATGTACCAGCACCATACGCGGCACCCGTTGTGGCACCAACTTTCGCGGCCCTGGCCGCTGTTAAACCGCTTTTAAGCGCCGCGCCAGGCAGTAACATACCCGATGCAATTTCTGTACCGTAGGCCCAGAAAGGATGGTCTTCACGAAAATCGTCCAGCGCATCCCTTTCTTCCTGAACTAGATCATCATATGATCCTGCACCAAATAAACTCCGGGCCAGGGCAGTAAATTCATCTGCTGTTCCAAAAGTTAAACCCTGCCCTACACTTCTAGCCACACCCTTTGCCATATCAGCAAACGTTGTTTCCATGTCTACTGGTTGCCCGTTGTAATGGGCTAAAGTGGATTCAATTTGAGCCTCAGTAGCATTAGGATGTTTTCTAAGGATGTCTTCGCGTGTCATAGCTACATTTCCAATACGTTGCCATCTGCTGTTAATAAATCAACACGGATCTTGTGTGTACCTATCATAATATATTCAATATCATCTTCTATAATTCTTGGTGCATAACGAAGAATTACATTGGTAGGATCAACCTCGGCCCGAGTCGCCAAACCCTCATATTGCTTGATCAACCCCTGTTGAGTTGCATCTTTTTCTCTGAATAAAGCATCTGATGCTGCGATAAACTGAGCGCGGACTTCTGGCTTGAATCTTGTACCACGCAATACTCTGTTATATGCGTTACGCACATATGCACTAACGCCACCCGCATTTTCTGCTGTTGCAAATTCACTTTCTCTAACCACTGAATTAGGATCTAACATTTTCATGTAGTTAAAAATCAAAGCAAGATCACCGGGTCCACTGTCTACATCCACAGCAGCTAAAATACGTCCATAAGCATCGACGACCTTACTGAAATCTTTTGCTTGACCAATATATTCTTTTCGAAAAATGCTCTCTACATCACGAACTTGTTTGAGATCTTTATAACCACCCAATTTAGGTTCACCAGCAACGGTAACATATTCCAAATCTGTTACATCACCTGATTCCGCATATAGTTTCTTTGATGCAGGCGTGAAAAGTTTGGATGTTAATAATGTGCTGTCTGGTTTTGCTTTTTCTTTAGGTAATTCGCTCTTAGGCATCCAACCCTTTTCGATAAGTTCAATACCTGGAGAACTATCTAAAGACACATGTTTAGGGGTTTCTTCGCCACTAGGATCATGCAGCCAAACCTTTTCACCAGGCTTCACCACCATATCCCAGTTGGAAACCTGTCCGATCAATTTGGCAGATGCACCAGCGCGAATAAGCGCTTTTAATAAATCAGGTTCACTCACCCAGTCCTGGTTAGCTATGGACCGTAAAGCTCCCTGATCAATCTGATCCTGCATCTTCAATAAAGCGCTAGTTTCATACGACTGACTGTTATCTTTCGTACCCCATATACTAGATATGGCACGGAGTATGTTTTTCTTTCTGGTTATCTGACTAGTCATATTACTGATGCTAGGTTCCCGCTGCGTCGTCGGCGCTCTCGTCACCGCACCAGATCCACCCAGAGATCCAACACCCCCAGTGCGTTCCCAATCCTGCTGGTTGCGGTTGAAGGTACGCTGCCTGTTATCCATAGAAAGATTTAATGCGCGAGCTATACCGCTGGGGTTTTCTACCATCGCATCTTTAGCGCCTGGGTAGACCGGGACAGTGCGTGGGATTAAGCCTGGTTGTGCTTGCATAGCATCTACATCAGTGCCTGGAGCTTCCGCATCACGCGTTTGATCAGCGAGAACTTGCTGTTGCCATTCTTCCCCTTGGATAAGACTTGGCGGGACATCTGTTCGATTAACGCCGAACCGCCCACTGCGCTCTGCCGCTTTTAACATCGTATCGAGACTGGCCTGATTAAGACTTTCGGCAGTTTGTGGCCGCATCGTCTCCACCGGATCCGGGAGAAGACCAGGCATCGGACCTGTATCACCCGTCATCAGGTTGGTCAGCGTAGCTTCGGCTTGTTCTCTCCGCGCAGCCATCTCAGCCGCGAGTAGTTCCTTCTTACGTTGGGCCATCTGTGCATCTGTTGGCATTATCTTGGCCTCGGTTTTCTTTTTGCAGGATCACCCAGATACGGGTTGTACGAACCGCCTGTTGGGATACCCCTGGTGGTTAGCATGGATGGATTTGCAACGGGTTGATGTCGAGCGCCTGGGACGCTTACAGGGGTTAGAGACTTAAACGGTTGGTCAGCCGCGTCGTAGTCTGCACCAGCTTCTGCAAGTTGTTCTTTTAGTTTTTCCTGAAAACCGTCATTAAACCAACTCGACGGGGTATGCTTGATGGTAGGTTTTCCAGCGGATGCACCACCATATCCGATCATGGCTTCGTCATAAGCACCTTGTGGCCCAAAGTCAGAACGATCAGGGCGTCTTCTCATCCCTTCCCATCCAGACGTAGCAGCCGAACCTGGTGTAAAAATTCCACCGGCTGCCATCACAACACCCCGTAGTCAACACGTTTCACCCCGTCGATCTCGCTAACAGCATCAGGTCGTGTTAGCTCGACTTCCTGGGCCATTACGCCGCGACTGCGATGGGATGGATCGTTGTACTTGTAGTTGTACGAATAAACATTAAAGCCTTTCCAGGTTGTGCCTTCCGGTGTGATGTTCTCCTTGATACGAATGTCGGACCCCATAAAGACAGACGCAATACTCGCCAGCTTGCCGATTGTGTCCAGACCGCTCGGGCCTGGGGCTGTGGTGCTGCCACCGTAGTCCCCCGATATGGATGCAAGGTAGTTCTGTAAACTCGTCTGTGGTGCCTGGGCATCGTACATATAGCGGGAAACATCCTGCTCTATAGCCCTCTGGTTCATCGCCTGCCGTGCATCTCCCACATCCCTAACAGCACCGTACATCCCCAAAGGTGCGCCCATGATCGTTGGATAAGCACCCATGCCGTACTGCTGCTGCTGTATGCCCATCTGTGCCGCTGGCATTCTCATGCCCTGTGCTTGACCGTAAGCACCACCGTACATTTCAGCGGCCTTGTTGATCATCTGCTGGTTGGCTGATGCGATTGCTTTTGCCTGGATGTTGTTGGCGACCGAACTGCCGCCGGGGTGCGCCTCAACCATTGCACTGCGGATGCCGGGGAGGACATTACCGAGAAGCTGGTTTTTAGCTTGGTTGCCGAACACCGTCATCATGTCGGTATAAGGTGTACCCGCTCCGGTGTTGACGTTACCGGCGAGAAGGTCAGACATCTGACCTGTGCTGAATGGTGTTGCGCCAGCCAAACTCCGGCCTAATGCCCCCTCTGCACCCATCTGCATACCGGTTGTGCGCGGTCCCATTGCATAGCCCAGCACAGACCGTTGTGCTGCCTGTTGAGCTGGGTCAAAAGGCGCGACAGTCGGGCCTGGATAGTAATCTGGTGCGCCAGCCTCATAAAGACCCCTTGCTTGACCAAAGCCGTACTTCAGCGGCTCAATTTGTTCGGCCCAGGGTTCCGTTGTTTTGGTTCTTGATCCACCACTCATTTTTTAATCCTCATTTTTCATCCGACATACCGTAATTCACCCACTCACCCTTGCCATCGTTTCGGCTTTGCACCCATTCCCAGAGGCCATGACCAGATGGTTTATCCGGCATCGTGAATTTTCCAGGTGCTACATCTGGCGCAGATGTGCCGGTATTGGTCATCAAGCCGAGATACGCATTGGGATTCGCTTCGTAAGCCTTTTGTGTAGCCTCATCGATTCGTTTTTGTGCCTTTTCTTTTTCAGCAAAATATCTATCTTCATTACCATGTTTTTCTACAAATTCAACATCTTTTTGAATCTGCGGATCAATAGTGATTAAATTATCTCTCGCCTTGTTGTAGAGTTCTTCCCTTGCCACCGAACCGGTGGGATCCCACCCCAAGTCCCCAGACCGATCTGAATTATATTTATCAATTATTGGCTGGACAGCTTTTACGGTGTAGACGCTGGTTGTGGTCGGGTTTGTGGTTGTGGTTGGGTTTGTGGTTGTGGTTGTGGTCGGGGTTGTGGTTGTAGTCGGGGTTGTAGTTGTAGTCGGGGTTGTGGTCACAGGCCCACCAGCCCCACTCCGCGCATAGTTCCAGAAGTTGGGCAACGTATAGTTCCAGTTTGTACCTAGTGCTGGCAGTGCCTCAAAATTCCACATCCCCGCCGGTACACCCGAAGCGATCAATCCCGCATCAGAACCAGGAGCTGCGTACAATGGATTTGCCACTCCAGTCCCACTCCAATTCAAAGCAGTACCTGGGGCTATTGGGTATCCGGGTCGGTCAACACCCGTGATGGGAACGAACGGATCTGCTGGTGTTGTTTGGCTTGCGCCACTCAAAAAGTCCTCAAAACTTGTGCTTCCGGTCCACGGCTGTACGCTAGTTGCTCCCATATAAGTACCAGACCGAAGGGCGTCATCTTCAGCGGCATGCGCTCGACCGAAAGCGGCTTTAGTGGTTCCACCACGTTTAATCCAATAATCGGCTTGCTGTTCAGGCGTTAAATTGGGATTTCCCTGTCCATCAAATTGGCGCATGTCACCACCTTTTTGAAAGGTGTCAATCATCTTCCAAGTGACGGAATCCCCGATATAATTCTCAAAATCCTGATTAGTAGCACTACCAGCTTTGTATCGTGAATACGCATCTGCGTAATTGTGTTCACCACCACCAAATAATCCACCAGCCATAGCTAAATCTCTTTTGTAAAAATGTGATACGAATTAGTCCAGCCTTTCAAAATCTTCCCCCAGCCCTTACGTCCCCAAGCCTCAAGGTGAGAACAACCTAAACTTTGAGCAAACGCTTCCAGCTCCGGGTAAAACGGAAACCACTTATCCATTTCCCCACCCCCTATGGAAATAACCCGTAGGACTTTCTTTCGGGGATATGGGATAAATTGCGTCACCATCGCAGCCAGGACTTCCCTTTCCTCGACCGCAATCCAGAGTTGCATTTCCGAGTTGGACAGGAACGGCAGGAAATCCTGCGCTTCCATCTCACCCTCGGAATGGGGTGTGGCTTTATCTAAATGTGGTTCTACAAGCGGCCAAATCGACTGAACATCGTCAGGCTTGACTTGGACTACCCTAGTTGAACCCAAGATCCAGAAGAATCATAAAAATAGATCCCCTCACCACTTCCTGCGTCCCAGTTTGTCCCATCAGAATATCTGATGTCGCCAGCTCTGGGTTTGCTTGGTGCGGTGTTGGTTTCTTCCAGCCGCAGCAGAGACTGGTTTAACAGAATATTCCCCAGGCGGTTCAGTTCCGTAACCACATACAGACCCAGATCCTCAGTCCTCTCCGGTAGTGGACCTGGTTCATAACGGACAACGGACTTGACCTTCTTTACCGATGCCATCGCCATCAGTAAGCTCTCGATCCCCTGCGTCCAGCGTCTTCCAGTTCAAACTCAAGTCCCGTTAAACGCCAGGATGTATCACCGGTACTTTCGATTTTTATCCCGTACAACTTACCCGCAGACCGGCAGGACACTTTCGACTGCGAATCCGGGTTAAACGAGAACGGACCTTTCCAGGAAATAGCTTCTTCGGTACTCATTTGCGAACTGACATAGAAATCGACTGTATCCTCGTTTTCCACCGTCATCTTCGGCCAGATTGCCTTGATTCGTTTAACTGTAGTTTGATCCGGCGTACCCTGTGCCGTAAGCGATAAACCCGTGCGCTCGATGTAACTGGTCATGTTCGTGCCATCTTCAGTATTGCCTGAACGGTCACGGTAGAGCTTTGTGTTGGTCGGTGACGCGAATACCAGCACATCCTGATACTTGTCGTAAGTCTGCGCCCAGTGTCCTTCTGCTGAGGCCCAACTTACCGATGCCGCCGACCAGGCGGCGAAAGAATTCGGGTTGTCAATTACCCCAACGCCGATATGCGCTAATTCCGGAAGGTCACGAATCGTAAAAGTGTTGTTTGCGTAGTTCCAGATAACAGCCTTATCCACCTGATCATTTGCAGAGTTCGCTGACACGAAACAGGCCCAGATTTCAGCCCGTCCCGCATCTGCAACCACAAATGATTTCTCCGTCTGCTCACCATCCATAAACCCAAAAACATAGTCACGCATTTTTGTTGGTAACAGTGGCGTAATCCGGTCACCGGAATTGAGATAGAAATCTGATCGACCGAATATGAAATGACCACCATCAAATTCAGCGATGCAGTTTTTCGCCATTGCACCGACTGAGGGAGATAACATGCGGAAGGAAAAAATAAACGGCGTCCCCACAAACGTCATGGAAAAGGTTTCCTGCTCCGTATAAATCATAAAGGTATCGCGCAGTGGCAGTCCTTCCACAATCGGCGCGGTAGCCATTGACAATTCGATCTCGCCAGCGTCATTTGTTGCTAAAGTATCATCCCAGCTCGACGGCACGGTTTGAGTTGCCGCTTCCGTAGACCACTTCACCAGGCGGGGGTAGTTGACGCTGGATTCCGTCACGTTCAGAGCGATTAGAAATGAACGGAACGCTCTTAGGGATTTACACTCCGTCGAACCGGGCCAGTTCGATAGGTCATCCATCTTGGTTGCGGTAGACGGTACACCAGACGACAACGCCCAGAACTGTGGGTCGTCCACCCCATTGGTCATCACCAACACACCACCGATCAACGTGGATGTCCATCCCCCTGCCGCTGTTGCAGAGTAGTCCACATCAGATCCAGTCGTTTGACGGGTAATGTTTGTCCAGCTCGAACCGTCGTGGACGTAAATCTTCGCCAATCCACCAGCAATAAAATACTTATTACTACCGGATTGAAGAAAAGTAATATGGTAGGGCGCAACAGGACAACTCGCCATTACCTCGGCATAGCCTTTGATCTTCTCTATAGATCCCTGCCACGCTCGAACATTATTCCCATCAGACCATGCGTTTTGGGGGAGCTGCCAGGATGAATAATCTTTTACAATGCCGACCTCACCGACATTTTCCATAGCGACTAATGCCACTATTCTTCCTCTATATAGTCAGGATCATTGGGCCAGCCACCAGTCACATTATTTACATGCGGTATCCCGCCATCTTCATCTGGTGTTCCCGGTGTAGACTCATATAGCTTTATAGCATCTAAATCTACCAGTGCATCTATCTCAGTCTCTTTAGTGTTTGATGCAGCCCTTACATCTGAGCGATAGGTTTTCCAATCCGCTGGCATTGTCGCACCACCATCTTCTTCCCGTATCCGCATCCAGTCTGATTGGGCTAGAGTAGACGCTGCAATCTGCTTTACCTTTGACTTCATACTGATCTTTAGCTGATCCACATCTCTATCCGTAGTGGCGTAGCTTATTACAGTCTCACCATCTACCAGAGTAAGTGTCTCCGCACCAGTATTATGGTAGCGATGATCTGGTGTTACTACTCGCACAGGGGTAATCCCTAACTCAGCCAGTTTCGCCTTACTCCACTTACGGAATATCTGGCGAGGATGAGTCACACCATTTACTGTTATTTCTTTTGGTGTCCGTATGACACCTAATGTATCACTGTGCCACATAATTTACCTCGCGTTTGAGTATTTGAATGGTGATTCTGCGAATGCTAAATAGAGGTACGCCCATGTAGACCCACCACCACCGGGACCGCTGTTATTATAAGGTTTGAATCCGTTGCTATAGAAATCCATATCTTGAGATGTTGTCTCTTCTGCACGAGAATCATCTGGATGCAATACTTTATTAGCAGTATTGCTTGGGTTCCTAGCGTTATCCCAAACGGTCCACATTTGTCCGCCTCCATTTGTAGCCTTAACCATCAGCCATGCTGGTTTGAACCCAGTATAGACAAATGTATTATCGGTAGCAC